CAATAACATATAGTGAAGTAACTTAGATAACTTAGTAAGCATTTCACTTCTAGTAAAAGGTTCGCCATGATAAAATATGAACTTTTTATATCTATTGAGCAGCTCACCACTTTCACTCCCAATCCCAAGAAATCCACGAAGCAATACAGGATGAAGACGTTGGCAGTAACTAATCATAGCTATTTCATCATGAAATTGTACAGCTGTCAAAAGATACTTAGTACCTTCACTAACCTTTCCAAGAGATGAATCAAGCACACCAGTAATCATTTGCATATAGTGAAGCAAATCAGATAATTCAATTAGTGTATCGGTTCTATCAAGAGGTTCTCCACCAACTTCCATGGAATCTTTATATCTAGTAAGCAACTCGCCGCCCTCACTTGCTATCCCCATAAATCCGTGGAGTAATCTTGGATCCCAATCTTTACAAAATTCTGTTTGCAATAAATTCGCAACCATCACAGCAAAATCTTTTTCAACGTGCTCATTCATTAGTCACCTCAATTATATCAAACCTTCTTCTTTAGTTGGCATTTCAAATTTACTTTGTTTCCTTTCCCAGACTTCCATCCAAACTTCTGGAGGAGTGCGTGCCCATTCCAATTTATTTCTTCTACGTATAATACGCTCTAAAACTTCTTCCTTGGATGGATTTTGTACCACAATTGCCGTGGTTTCATAATCATAACCCAACGAAGAGCAATTCTTTGTTAGAAATAGGTATTGATTACGAGTATCTCTATTCATATTTGTTTCATCAAGTATGATATTTATATTCTGTCTCATGAAATGATGCAGCATACTTATAAGACTTTCATGAATAACGGGTTCAAGTTTTTCATCATAAATATATGTACCAGCACCAAGCATTCGACGTATTGCATCTTTCGATAAGACTACATATTCACGTTCTACCACGCGATTTTGTTTTATCCAAGTAGTTTTACCACTTACAATATTTCCAACCATTATAATTAGTCTCGGGTTTAACATTACTTTTCCTCTTTAGATTTTACTTCTTTCTTTTTCTCTGCTTTAGCTAGTATTTCATCCACACGTTTTGCTACTTCCTCCTTGGCATCCCGTTGTAAAAACTCCGCTTTAGTTAATCCATTTCTTCCACGCCTTATTTTCATAATGTCCCTTCCCAACCTCTTCTTCTAAACTCATATCTCAGTCGATTTAATGCATTTTTTATCTTTCTAGAAACAGTAGGTTGAGAAGTACCAAACTGCTTAGCAATATTCTTGTATCTCATACCATCGACAAAATACATATTTAACATCATAAACTCTTCAGAACTGATAACATCCTCTTCTATAAGTTTTGCAAATCTTTCCCTCACAAATTCTGACTCAAGGTTTTTGAAAACCGATACTTCTTCAGATAAATTATTTTTTAATTGATTAAGATATATCTCTTGATGAGCCATGTCACTTAAGTAAAGATGAACCTGAAAAGCGACGCTCTCAACTTCAAAAGGAAATACTATTCTCTTCGTCGGTTTGTAATGTTTTGATAATTCGTTACTGATATATCGAGTTATCCAGTAGAGTATCTTGCTTCCCGGTTCATTCTTCTTAGTTTTTAACAAACCGTAATAAGTACCTATAATAGCATCATGATAAAGGTCTTGTAATTCAACCTTCCTCAAATATGGCTTTGCTATTCTAGCTTTATTAATAGTGTACAATAATAGGTTATCTACTTTTTGTATTATCGCTATAAAAATAGATTGACTTTTACTATCTACAAATTCAAGAGCTAATTCCTTAAGTAGCTGATAATCTGGTTCTAACATCATAAATCTTTCCGTCTAGTATGTTTCTCTTGGGATCTACTAAAAATATTCTTAAATTGTATAGAAGTTGTATTCACACTATCCTTTTTCTTCTTAGTATGAGTTGACTTCCTTTCTATCTGTAAAAGTGAATTCACTGGATTTTTCGGAATAGGCGGCTGAAGTATAACTCTTTTCACTTGCTCTGTAAATGCCTTCGGGGCAAAATCGCCACAACTCCTAAGAGCATCCTCAACCGAACCGACCACTCCATCACTAACATCTTTACTCCCCTTCAGTACTATCTCCTGTGTATCTCCACTCGATAAAGTCTCAACATCTGCCACTTCATCAGGGTGGTCTATTTTATTTTTTTCATTATCATCTTCTAAATTAACTAATTCGAAATGAAGATAGGCATTTCTATGACAGCACCACCTTTTCTCGCTAACAAGAGTTCGAAAACTTCTATAGATTTCAGGATTTTTATCAAGTGAAAGACTGGCACACTTTATTCCAAATCGAGTCAGTATTTGCTTTGATTCTTCACTAAGAGCATCATAATCATAAGTAACCAATTGAATATTAAACCCATAAACTGTTTTAAGATCTCCAATAAACTTTCTAATCTTATTCAGAGGAATCTTATCACCTGGTCTAGCCTTTATTCGCATACCAAAATCCGTCTCAACTACAGGTAGCTTTTCTGCCCGCATACCACCCTCAGCAGTTTTATCCTCTTCAACTATATCTGTCACACCACTTATACAAGACATTCCTAAACCTAGTGCGTCACCATTTCCTGAATAAGCGATATCTACATGAATATATCTGGGTCGATGTCTCGGAACTCGAATAACATCAAAATCTATATACTTAGTAAGATCAACATCATCATTTAACCCAATACTAATAGTTAACATACTAACAGGATCTTTCTTAAGTGGATCATAACAATCTACTATAAGTTTCTCAGATGGAAATAACTTTGATTTCCTAAGTTGATCAGTCGATATTCCAGCCAATCTTCTCAAATTTCCAACAGGATCTTTTTGAAATCTCTCCAAGAGTTCTATGGGAATCTGCACTATCTCAAACCCATTTTTATTAGCATGATTAATACCTTCAGTGTCTACCTCAAACCCACTCTCAAGCTCCCAGCCGAGAATTTTAGGAGGTATATACGAATCACCTAGCATGATAGGAAATGTCTTCCCACTATAATTTAAATCAACCTTTACATCCCATAATGCTGCATCAACAACTCTGACTATCTTTGAATTTTTCATTTTAACAATAAAAGTATTAAGAAATGATAACTTTTCCTGCTTAGAAGCACATAGAAAAAATCTGCCTAATGTTTCTCTCTTCCCAGAATGTGCGCCAATTCTAACAAACCTAGATTCGAATCTCGTCACAGCGGCCTCGTAAGCTTGGAGAACTCTAATCTTTTGTTTTTCAGATTCTGTCTCGGAATCAACCTCATCCATAATTGCAAAAATTACATCTTCACCAGTAAATCCAAATCCTTTAGCATACGGAGAAGCAAGTTTATACTCAAAAATTGGAAATTCAACTCTTGGATTCCTTTCTGTACCAACTATGAATCCTCGTCTTTTAAACCACGGTGATGACATCAAATATGATTGAAGAAGATTATATCCTTTACTTGCACTTAAAGATTGAGTCAAATTGAAGAAGACTACCGCCATTTTACCTCCTCCAGTTTTTCCATAGAAGTGCCAAGGATTTTTGAGACAAAGAATTCTATACATTCCGTAGCACACCGCAGCAAGGGCAGTACGTGTCTTACCTGTATTATGAACAAAAACACCTGAAGTTAGAGCGAAATTGTGGTGCTTCTCTACTGATAAATCGTAAACATCAATTCTCTTACTCCAACATTTAACACTAACTACTTTATGATTATATTTCCTCCTACCTTTTCCAGAATGTCCTGAGCAACAATACTTTCTGTCACTATCTACTCTACACTCAAAAGTAATACTACAACCAGGAGCTGCACAAGTTCTGGTTTCTGTTGGTAACTTCCTAGTAGCCCACCATTCTTTCATGCTTGCACTGTGATGTTCTCCAGCCCCCGGTTTTGACCATCGGGTTTTATTTGCCTTAATATTTTGCCCTTTTTCTTTATTTCTTTTCGTAAGCCGGATACTTTCTACTTCTCTTCGCTGTTTATTTCCCGGTCCTTGCCAGTAACTATCATTTGCTTTCTTGGATTGACCTTCTTCATTTCTTTTCTTAAGTCGATCGCTAGCTTCTTTTCTTTGCTGCTCATTGCCAGGCCCATTCCAACGGTTATCATTTGCTTTCTTTGCACATTCAGAAGCAAAACCAGGCTTCACTTGAAATGGACTTCCAAGAGTAGCATGATACTGCCAATGGTCTTTATTCAACATAACCTTGAGATTTTCCGGAGAATTATCTTCTTTACTAAAATTAGTATGATGTACACAAGAACCCTTAGGTACAGGGCCATAAATCTCCTCGGCTACTATTCTAAAAGTTGGCTGCCATTGTTGCTTACCTGCTCCTATCAACTCGTAACCATTACTACCATTCTCTCGATACAAAGGCAATAAACTATCACCAGGTTCTAATTCTTCAGCTTTCTTATAAAATCCTTCCGTAGTAAGAAATGGGTGGTCGTGCGTGCATAAAATTCTCTCTTTGTTATCTAACTCAACCTCGACAATATTATCAACATTCTTTCCTGACAACATTGCATCAATCACCTTACCAGGAACTATTTTCTTTCTTGCAATATCATAAGAATAGACCCAGTGCTGCTTTCCTTCTTTTCTTTCTTTTATTATTTCAGGAATAGTTAACTCTCTACCATCTAAAAGACTTACCTCAACTTCCGGACCAAGACAACCGATTGCCCCGGTAAGAACGGTTAAATACCGCGTATCATCCATTGCAATATCAGATAAAACAGTCCTCCAAAAAGGATATATCGTATGCCCCTTTTCAGTAATCTTACCTAAGTATTCCTCATCAGATAGAAATGTACCAATAGGAACTGGTATCTCTGAATAGATCAGACTATTAACTGCATCTGAAATAGTATTAACTCGATTATCAATATTATTCTGGCCAGCCATCACCACTCGCCTTCCTCTTAATCGCTTGAAAATCTTTTGCTATTGCTTCTACATCCCTGGGATCCATATTTTGTATATCTTCTATTAACTTCTGATCACTAGGAGGCAATTTTTTTATTTCATTTGAATCAACCTTCTTCGCTCCAGGTAAAACAACTTGATTAAAATATTGTTTCATTACTGGAGGTTTTCCTTCTCCAAATCCAAGATTATCTATAGCCTTGACTAATTGGTCTTCATCCTTCCTTTTCTCTACCCTCAATCTTCTCTGTAGCTCAAATACTCTAAAATCTGGTTGTCGGTATCCTTGACATATATTAT